ACACCTAACCACTTATTACGCATTAGTGCAAACTCGTTAATAATTTTTTCATAATCAACAACGTCTGCCTCGCCGTCAACGTATTTTTCTACGTCACGACTAGACAGAGCTCGTTGATAATTTTCTAAGTATTTTTTAAAGTATGAACTACGCAACCTGCGTAGCTCAATGTTTAGATAGTTTAGGATTGCTTCAATCTCTTGTAATTGATTGAACCTGTGTTCCACTATGCCTGGCATAGCCGCAGATGCTTTTTCTACACTGCCAACTAATTTAACTTCTTTCTTTGCGTCAATTAGTTCGCTTTCATAGAATGTAACTGCATTAGGTATCTTGTTAATGTCTCTAGATACTTCGCTATACCAACCCATAATTTAATCCCAATCCGTCTCTTCGTCAAGAACATCTTCATCGTCAATGTCTAGATAATAGTTTATTGCATTATCCAATGCACTATCACTTCCTAGTGCATTAGTAAACACATCGTCACCTGTGCCCATATCGGCCATCAAGTCTACAAAGCGTTCTGCCGCAATCTCAATATGTTTTTTATCAAGATACTCCTTAAACATATTCCATGTATCTACGATTTGCTCTTCTTCCATACTCTACTCCTCGATTGTTTGTATGTCGTCTAATTCTACTTCATCTATAATAGATTCGTCGTCCGAGGTATTTACCAGAGTCGCTTCTTTTATTAGATAATCTGACATAACAGTATCGAGGTTTTCGCCGATCCATTTCTTACGATATTCTAAGATTTCTTCGCCATTGCTGGAAACATACTTTAGTCTGTTACCTTGTTTTTCAATGACACCTTTTGCTTCAAATAACTCCAATAGTCCGCTATATGGATTCATGCCTGTTTCATAAGGAATTTTAACTTGCACTGCCTCGAAAGGTTTTGCATATCTAGTTTTCATTACCTTACAGCCTGCACGAATACCCATAACTTGACTGATCTTGTTACCATCTTCATCTTCTTTTAGTTTTAGTTTTTTCATTGCTACAACAATTGAAGATGCATAGATAAAGCCTTGACCACCTGATATCTTGTCATCTGGATCAAACATATCTTGTGATGCATATGTATGGTTAGTACACACTAAGCCTACGTTATGTGAACCAATCATGTTAACAGTATTACGTACAAGTGATGTTAGTGCTTTAGGCTTACGACCCATATCACCTTTCATATCACCCTTGTTAAACTGATCAACATCTGTTGGTGTTAATAGCATACCTAGTGAGTCAATAACAAATAATACTTTAGGACGTTCTTCTTCGTCCATTGCTTTATAGTCAATCATAAATGTTGATACTGTTTTAGCAACATCATCAATCATTGACATATTAAGTTTTAGTAGTTTGTCATCTGCTGTGTCTACATCTAATGCTTGTAGCCACGCTTCGTCAAGTGCATTCTCTGAATCAATTAAGACTACAAAGATGCCTTGGTCTTGTGCCGCTTTTACAATGTTACCTGCACAGATATATGATTTACCTGCACCTGATTCTCCTGCAAAAACAGATACCTTACCTAGCGGAACACCTTTATGAAAGTCTCCTGAGATAAGATAGTTGAGTGCATAATTTCCTGTACTAATCCAATCAGTCGGGTCATTGAACCCTGCACTCATTCCTGAAATGGATTTAGTTAGTTGTGTCCTAAACTTAGTAGGATCAAACGCTTTATTCGCCATGGTATCTCCTGTTTTTAAAAGCCGTTAATTTATGAGTTACAAGCATTACACTTGTAACCCATATTAAATTATTATTAACTTTGACGTGCTCTGATCATTGCTAGAATGTCATTTGCATTGCCGCCACCTTCTGCAGGAGCTTCAGCAGTTGGTGCTGGAGTTGCCGCAGGAGCCGCTTCTGCTACTGGAGCAGGTGCCGCTGGTGCTGGTGTCGGAGCAGGTGTTGTTGCCGCTGGTGCAGATGCCTTTAATGGATCACCTGTACGCTGTTGCATACCTGCTGGTCGGAAGTATTGTCCCCAACGATCTGCATCAAATGCTTCACCGTCTACTGACGCTTCAAACATTTCTTGCATTACTTTAAGTTCAATCTCTCCTGGCTTTTTAGGCAGGAAGTCTGACAAATTAAACAGACCGTTTGTATTAACTGCATTCATTTGTGCATCGTCTAATGGACGCTCTCTACGTGCCCAATTACTTGTGCTGTAGTCTGCGTATCCACCTTTGGATGTTTTGTTTAGACGAAAGTCTACGCCTGCAGTATAGTCTGTTGGCAATTCTTCCATGTCTGGATCCATAAGCGCCTGCTTAATGATCTGGAAGATTTGTGGACCAATAATAAACCTACGAATTGGATTCTCAGGTGTGTTATCGTCCGTTAGTGGGTTATCCGTTACAAAGCCTTGGAAAATGTACGAACGCTTTTTCCAATACTTACGACCCATGTCTTCTAAACTTGGATCTTTAAACCAACCACGCACTTCGTTAAGAATGTTACATGTCTCACCATACATTTCCATACATGGAATTTGTACTTGTGTAGGGCGTGAATCTGTTTCACCTTTAATGCCTGCGAATGGAAGTTTAATAACGAGTCTTTCTTTCCAAAAGAAAGTGTTATCTGCATCGCCATCTGGCAAGAATCTCATCGTTGCCGACTCGCCTTCTTTAATATTCCAAAATGGGTAAATGCTGTTGTCACCGCCGCCTGAGCTACGGTTACCTGAAGCGTTTGCTTCTTGCTCTTTGAGCTTTGCTCGGATTTCTGCTAATGATGCCATAGTTGTGCCTCCTATATGATTGTTATGCCTATGTGCTTTTGTGCCTATTTGTTTGTAGCACAGTATATATAATACACTCTACTACTTACCTTGTCAAGTCTTTTTTAAAGAAAAACCTGAAAAACTTATAACCAATCTATCTTAGACCGGCTAATTCTTTCATTCTATCCATTTCTGGATTCGTATCTTCTGCCTGTTTGTATCTTTCCGTCATTTCATATACACTTTCAATAAATGCTTTTGCTGGATTGATATACTGTTCACCGTAATCTTTTTCTACCATTGTTAGTACTGCTGTTTCGCCTTTTGGAAATGCACCTTCTTCTTTATCGTAGTAAGATAGTATGAACTCGCCTAATGGTGTCTTTTGTTCTTCTTTTTCTAACTTAATCTTTTCGCCGTCTGGGCCATCAATTTCATCGCCCTTTTTCTTGCCATTCATTTTGGCTTTTGCTACAGCGCCTGAGTATGCATTGCCTTCGTCCATATTATCGATCATTTGTTCAATAACGCCTTGGATAATATCATCTCTATCGTCGTCAGCGTGTAAGCTGTGTTCCATGCCGTACTCGGTAATTTCTTGATCAAGTTCTTGATCAGTCATGCCCATTGCTTTTGCTAGTGCTGGTTCGCCACCTTTTTCATATGCTTCCATAAATTCGTCTGCCATTGCATCTTGCTTGCTTGGCTCTGACTGTGGGTCAAAACTTTCATCTGCAACATGTACTGATACCATATCGTCGCCGTTGTTAAGTCCGCCTTTTTTAACTTTTACATTGTCTTTGCCGTACTTTGCTACAGCTTCTTCTGGTGACATACTAGTTTGCTTCCACTTCATATCACCTTCAGCAAACTGACCCATCATTTCTTCAAAGCCTTGCTCTAGTTCAATTTCTTCTTTTGTTTTTACTTCTTCGTCATCTTTGTCCCATGGTGCTTTTTTAAGACTAACTTTTTTCTTCTTCTCACCACGTGGAGTTTCATCTGCATCATAACGAGCGCGATCTTCTGCGCCTTCTGGTACACAGTTATTAACTCTTTTGCCACCCTTCATTTTAGTTTTAGGGTTACCAATCTTTTTACCATCCCAACATGCTGGACCGCCTGCTGGTGAACTTTTCTTTTCACCTAATAAATCTTCAGCAGTTATTTCTTCTGCTTTGTTTGCTTCGCTTACTAATTTGTAAATGTAGGGGAATACATCTGCAAGCTCTTCATTGAACTGTTTAATAGTAAGTTGATCAATCCAATTTTCAGCAACATCAGTAGGAACATCTTCAAGTACGGGGGTTTCAAATGCTTCAAATGTTTCTTTATAGTATGATGGCTTTTGTAATGATTCTAATGTTTTCTTAATTGTACCTACACGTTGTTTAACAACATCTACATACTCTGCTAGGCTTTCTGCCATTACTGCTGAACGTCCCATATAAGATTTAAACTTACGTAGTTTGTTCATTTCTTCTGACATACTTACAATATGCTTACCAAAATCATCATGCGGTACTCCGCCTTCTGATACGTGTCTTGCCATTGCTCTTGCACCAGTAAGGTGTTTGAAAGGATATTTAAATCTTTCACCTTCTGAGCTTTCAACATATATTGCACCAATTTTTCTTGTGCGTCCTGCGCTTGCTTCTTGATCAACACCTTCTGTATGTTTGATCATTAAACGTGCTCCATCAAAGTCTTGATAAGACTGTCTTGATGTGCCATATAATTTTGATTCGTTCATTCCGTTATCCCCGTCACGATTCTTTGCCAAAAATTTGTAATCTCTTTGATCTAAATTAGATTTTGTTATGTCTCTTGTGTCAAATTCTAGTGTTCGTTTTCTTGCAAACATGCGTAGTTCTTTTAAGAAATCGTACCAGCCTTTTTTTGCTATATCTGATTCAGTAGCAACTAAATCGCCACCGTATACTACTGCCACATTCTTTTCATCTAGACTTACACTAACTTTACCAATTGGACGACCTTCATTTACAAAGTCAAAATCAAAGTATCTACCTAGTTTAGGTTCGTTAGTTACGTTACCTTCAGCATCACCTATAGTAATACTTGGAAAGCGTCCACGTATCTTATTAAATAGTTCTTCTGCTGTTGTGTCTAAATTCTGCATAAATGTATTTATCAATAGTTACTGCTAATGAAGATAGGCATTGGTGCCTCATAATCTTCATCTTGTTCGGCTTGATTGAATGTATTATACACTCTTGGATCCCAGTCTTTTAGTACTGCCATCATTCTAATAGCAAGTAATGTAGCACTTACTAAATCATCTGTCATTCCTGACTTTGCTTGGAAACTTGAACCTGTTGCAACAAAGCCTTTTAGTTCTGATAATAAAGGTTTACTTATTATAGACATTTTATCGTTTTCTATCATAGTTTTAAGTCTACTACATGCAGTAATTTTTGTACCGTGTGTAGTATTAAATCCTTTACGGAACTTACGTACATGTCCTTTGCGTATAGGTTCACTTACAAATAGTCCGGGTATATTTTCTTCACCAAAGTCATTTATAACAATTAGTGCGGCTTCGCCTATACCATTGTTTTCTACACTCCAATATACATTAGTATCGGATTTAGTTTCAGTAGCAATGTAATTACATATATCACTTAATACTCTAACTTGTCCTGGAATGCCTGTTTGGTTATGTTGCCACTCTGCTACTTGCTCATAACTAGGTAATTCAAATACTTCAATTGCGGCATTATCGCCACCTGTTCCCATTGACGGATCTAATGCAACTGCATATGTAAACTCACTGCTTGGCTTTTTATACCAACGAGTTTGACCCATATTTAATATAGGATTTTTACCATCCATTGCGGCTAACTTAATACTGTTAATAAGTGTTTCATCAAAGACTAAGAATTCACAGCCGTATTCACGTCTAAACTTTTCTTCGCCTAT